CATAAAAGTGCAGGCATGTCCTTGTCCTTGTCCTCTCCGCCGTCAAGCCGCTCGTTGACCATGCCGAGGAACCGGTCCCACGGGAACAAGCTGGGGGCGAACACGGTCGCCGCCCCAGGGTCCGTGCGGTCCTCGGGCTGCAAGATCCCATGCCCCGATATCCCGGCCATCCCCGCATCAGCCTCAGCGAGGGTGATCTTGCGGGCCGGGATGTCCCACCGTCGGCACCAGGCGGCGACCGTGTCGGCGGCCCGGTTCAGTGCGCTGGTCTTCCACTCCTCGGTGACGGTCTGCCATTCGGTTGCCCGCATGGCGAACGAGATCCCGAGATTACCGGTGTTGCGCCCGTAGCAATGGAACGCCGTGTGCGGTGTGGTGCCGTCGAGCCCGGCCGGCAGACAATCCACCGTCGAATCGGAGTCGACGATCGTGTGATACGACGCCGGCTCGGCGGTGCGGGTGAAATAGGCGGCGACCGCTTCCGCGCCAGTGTCCTCACCCAACCGATCGGCGAACGACTCGGTCGTGTGCACCGAGATCAGGAACGGGTGCGCCTGCATCACCTGGTAGCCCCAATACTTCCCGTCGCCACGATCAGGGCAGGCCGGGTTCGGATGCTCGAGCAGGTAGTACATCAGGCCTTACCAGTTGTTGCAGATTTGGGCAGCGAGGCAGGACGCCAGAGCGTCGTACCCATCCTGCGTTGGGTGGGTGCCGTCCGAGCTCACAAGCCGATCCGAGTTGCCTGACCCGGTCGTCGATCCGACCTTGCCGGTGCCGGTCCATAGGCACGGACCGACAAGTCGCACAACTTCACCGCTGGAATGTGCGGAGTTGAGCGCCGCCACGGTGTGCGTGAACGGGCCGACCCCGGACAGCGCGGTTACGACCCGTCGTTCCCTGGCGGTTGAAGTGCCGATCTCGACGGTGCACCCGATCGGGAAATCGGCGGACGAAGCGAACGACGTAGCGTTGACCAACGTGGCAGACGACAGGGTTGACGACAGCGATTGGCCAGCCCGCAACGGGATCTCGATGGGGTCAACCCACAGCGCGTCCGCAGCCGACGCCGCAGCGTAGATGGCGTCTTTGGCGTCGAGCAATGTGTAAGGGATTGTCTCTACCCCGTTCCGCCAGAACGGCGCAGAGACAACCAATCGAGCGGACGGCAGTCCGGCGGCGATCGCTGCAAACAATGCTGTGGCCTCAGCCCCAATGGCGGCCGAGCTGTACGACGCGTAGTCGTTGATCCCGCCGGCCACGACAACGATGTCAGGGTTCTTGGCGACGACGTCGTAGGCGACACGGTCACGGAACTTGACCCGCCCGCCTGTGCCGGGGTTGAGGTAGCCGGTGCCGCCGTTGCCAGACGGCATGACGTCCCAACCCAGCAGTTCGCCAAGGGTGCGGGCGAAACCAGACAGCACGCCGACCGTGGCTGCGCCTGACTCAGTGAACGAATCGCCAAGCACGACCGCCTTGGGGCGGAAGTTCGAAGTGGCCTGCACGGTAGCCGTCGCGTCTGTGTACACCCCGCCGAAGACGGTGCCGGTCGATTCGAACCTGATGCGACGGCGCGTCCGAGCCCCGAATGTCAGGGGCAGATAATTGATCGACCCCGTACCGGGAATGGCCCAGGTAACGGTCCGCCCGGACAGCGGCCTGTCGTCGATCCACACCCACGCCGACGCAGTCAACCCTTTCACTAGAAACTCAATTTGGAGCGCGTCGGTTTCGAATTCGACGGAGTACCCACCCTGGTAGCCCCCGCCGATAACTGGATCCGTTACGTTCTTGACCTTGACGTAGTTGTAGTCAGGGAAGCCGACCCCGTACTTCTCCCACGCTCCGTTTCCCTGACGGTCGGTGAAGTGGGCAGGCAACGCTAGCGCTGTGCCTGTGGCGGCGACCGAAGGGGAAACGGCTCGCCACTGCTTGGCGCTGCCAATCGCCGACGACGTCGCTACGGCACCAACGGTAGGCGACTCAGACGAGGCGACCGGGAACAGCATCGGGGCGGAGGACGGGCGCCACACGAGCGCGGCGTAGTGCGAGTCGAGGTCTGCGTTGTGAGCGTCGAGATTGTCGGCGATCTCGGCGAGCACGGATTCGACGTCAGAGCCGGCGTAGTTGCCGGCCGCGTCGAGCACGCCGATAGCGCTGGCATCATGGACGTCGGTGGCGTCGTTGATGTGCGATGTCAGCGCCGCCGACGCCACTGATGCGGGCGGGTCAACGAGCAGGTCGAACAGCGACCCGCCACCCGACCCGACCTCGATGTAGTGGGTATACCGGGTCTTGTCGACGTACTCGGTGACCTTGTAGACGCTGCCACTCGGGGTGATGTCTACGTTCGGGGTGAGGCTTGCGGTCCACGCCCCGTTCGTGACCGTCGGCCGGACCGTCGCCTCGAGCGTGACATCCGTGGCGGTGATCCACCCGGCCGCCCGGCCGGTGGTGGAGGCGACGAGCTCGATGACAACGTCGACCCGGTCGGGGGTGGAGCCGTCAGGGAGTTTGACGGTGTTGGTTACCGTGGCCATACGTCAGATGACCCGACCGGAAACGGTCAGAGAAACAGCCGCCATCACCCACCACCCTTCGCACCCAGTCTACCGAACACCTGCACCCCCATAACGCCATCACCTCACGGGTCGATTTCGAACTCGGCGGTGATAGTGAACCGGTCACCATTCGCCCACGTAGCCGGAACAGTCGGGGTGGCGTTCGCCTGCGGCGACGTCGCATGAATCAAGAACATGTCCGTCCCGCCCGACAGAAGCTGCACGTTCCCCGGATATGTCGACCCGCCCAACGCCATCGTCAAATGCCCGTTCTGCGTCCCGTTCGTCACCGTGCGGCCCGTGCAGTTCGGCGGCATTGTCACCACATAGTTCCCGGAGCCGTAGGTCGTGGTCGACCCGCATGTGACCGTCACGTTGATTTCGACGCGGGTGCCGAGCCGGCGGAACCGGCCGACGATCGAACCGTTGTTGATCGCAGGGTTCGACCCGGTGCCACGCCACTCCGCAGCGTAGGTCTGCCACGGCGAGAAGAACGCCGACAGCGGCGGGGCCTGCGGGGGCGGGGCGAGCTGCTGCGCGCCGGTCGACACCTCGAACTGGGTGCCAGGATTCTCCCACTCCACCCAATCCGTCAGATCCGTGTAGGACGCCGCCGACCCGTTGTGCGTCCGGAAATACACACCCATGCCACGTTCGATGGGCCAGGTGATCGACGCGACCCGGGCGGACACCGGCCAGATGATCCCGCCGCCGAACTGCACCTGGTTGGCGGTGTCGTACAGGCCGAGCTCACGGTCGTAGAGGTAGATCGATCCGCCGCACGGCACCACCCCGGACACGGCGTAGTCGGTGGTCGACACCGAGACGGTGCGCACCGACCGGTTGATCTGCGAGAGCCACCATGCGGCGATGTCAGATTCGGAGCCGAGCGGGGCGTCCGCATACTCGAACCCTCGGATGATGGTCATCAGGTTCCCGGCCGGGTCACGGTAGGTCGACGCCCCACCGGACGAACCGGACCCGACTTGCGACCAGACGTACGCCTTCGACCCGTAGAACTCCCAGTCCCACGTCGAACCGACAGAGCCCATCAGTCCGCGTCGGGCGCCGACCTCACGGCCGGTCGGGCGGCGGGTGATGACACCGGTGGGTGACGACCCGTAGATCGTGGCGGCGGTGCCGACGTCGATGGTGCGCGCCGGTTCGATCCGCCACTCGTACCCGAACCAGCGGGCCAGAGTGTTGAGCACGTCCCGGCGGGTTGTGAACCCGGTCGACCAGGCGTCCAACGTCCCGGCCGAGATGGTGCCGGATGTGAACGCTGTGCCGGACAGCACCGACCCGACCGCCGACGACAGCGACGTCGAAGCAGCGAACGAGATCCCGGACTCGAGGACACCGTTGCCGCCGTTGTCGTCACCGAGGTACCAGGCGAGCGAGCAGCCGCCGAGCTCACGCTGCGGGCCGGGCCTGAGGCACGCACCGGAGTACAGGGCGTTGGTAAGGATAAGCGTGTCGGACGGGGCGGCGGTTAGCAGGCGGCTGCGGGTGATGACGATCTGCCCGAACGGCGTGTCGATCTGGTTGAGGACGCTCGGCGGGGTGAGATCGGACAGTTGCAACGACCAGTCACCGAGCGCCATCACTGTTTCGGTTACGGGCATCAGCCGACCACCACTTCCTGCGTGGTGCCATAGACGGCCATCAGCTGCTGCCCGATCCCGTCGGCGTCGTTCAGGCCGGTGCCGGTCCCGCCGCCGGATGAGACGCCTATGCCGAACATGATCGGCGGCCCGGTCCCCGACGACAGCGACCCGTTGACCAGGTCTCGGGTGGTGGCGATGTCGCTGGTGATGACCACGTATTCGGAGTCGATGGTGGACGTGAACCGCATCCCCCACGATTTCGAAGTGCCGGCGGTGGCGGACGCCGCGGCCATCTGCCCGCCGAACACCCCGCCCGACATGAAGATGCGCACGCACCGGTCACCGCGCCGGCAGGACACGTCGACGTTGACGTTGTCGGCGTCGCTCCCAAACCCCGAGGCACGGAAACACAGGAACCGGAGGATGCATTCGTCGGCGGCGTTCTTGATGATCGCCGCCGAAGCGATCTGCAGGGTGGTGGTGATCCCGAGGAAGTAGCCGATCGAGAAGTTGAACGCCACACCCGACGTCCACGCTGCTCCGTTCCACCATTGAAACGTGAGCTGGCATGCCGTCCCGACCTGCCCGAGGACGCGGACCAGCCCGTTACCGATCCGGGCGGACGAGGTGCCGATATCGGCCCGGCCGACGTAGGTGCTGCCGAGCGTGGTGTCTTCGATGTACGGGGCGCCGATGTAGAAGTCGTCGACGTCGACCACATAGCGGGCGGTGACGTACGAGGCGCCGGGCCACGACGCCGGGGTGTACCCGGCCAAGCGGCCTACGTTCACAGTGCCCCGCTCACCGGCCCTGGTCGACGCCGTCGACGCCACCCCCCAGTTGACGATCGTTCCTGGTTGCGACTCGAGGACGTCAGCGGCGACGACACCCCAGCCGTTCACCACCCCCGCATACGCGGTCGGGACTTCGATCTTCGGGCGCCGCCACGCCGCAGCCCGGACGATCTGGATCTGCCAGTCGACGAACAGGGTGCCGCCCGTCCCGAACGTGCCAGGGTTGATTGTCGCCGACGCTGCGAGGACAGCGAACCAGCCGTTGAGCTCGGTCACGGTCGCCGAGTAGACCGGCACGTACTTCTCGTCCGGGTTGTTCTGCGGGTCCAACCCGAGGATCTGGTTCACGAAGAACACGGCGGCGGCTTGCGACGCTGCCTCGTGGCGGCCCTGCAAGCTGACGTTGCGCCCGTTCTGCTGCCATGAGAACGGGTGGGCGAGGTCCAGGCCGTCGCCGCCGTTCGCCAAAGCGACGCCGATCCTGCCGATGCTGAACGTTGTCACCGTTGCGCCCTCTCGGCCCTACGTAGTTCTTCGCGTGCCCACCGGATGAAGTCGTTGGGGGCGCCGATCGGATGGTTCACAACAAACGTCACGTTCGGGGCCTGCCCGCTTGACCGTTGAGTCTCAAACCCGGCAGCGTCGGAGCGCTGGGCGGCGAACCGCAGAGTTGCCAGACTCGCAGCGCTGCTACCCACCCCGGCGGCAGCGGACGACGCCGAAGCAGCAGCAGCCGAGATGGCGGCAGAGGCGAGCCGGTTTGCAGCAGCAGCAGCAGCATCGAACCCGCCAGCCGCCCCGTAGCCCGCCTGTTCAGCTGCGTTCAACCGGCCGATCGTCTCGTCGAGATAGGCCCGCAGACTCGGGTCCTCAACCGACCCCCGCAACTCCTCGAGCGCACCCTTGAACACCTGCTGCGCTTCCGCCGCGCTCAACGTCGACCCCTCAGCTGCAGCCGACTGCTTCGCTAGCTCAACCTGCGCGTTTGCCGCCGACAACGCACGGCCCTTGGCGTCATCCAGTTTGTCGCCGTAGTCGTCGGTCGCCGTCCCGAGATCGGCCAACGTCTCCATGAACCCCTTGCGCGCCTCGTCCGCCGCGAGCTCACGGTTGAACAGGCCGAGTAGAGCGGTCTGCTGGCGTTCCATCGCCTGCGTTGTCTCTTCCGTGGCCGCCGCCAACGCCTCCGTCGTCTGCGTCGCCGACGCAGCAGCAATACCCGCAGCAGCAACCGCCTCGGTGTTCGCGCCCATCGCCCGGGCGGCTTCCTCAGCGTTGTCCGACTGCTCACGCAACCGAGCGTTGTAGATCGCTGAGATCGGATTGAACTGCGAAATGAAGTCGTTGAGCGTCCCCTGCCGGCCCGACAGCTTGTCGACCTGCTCCGCCGCAGTGCTGAGATCCTGGGCGAGCAACGTCAGCTTCGGGATCGCATCCCGGCCGATCGCCATCTGCAACGACTGAACCGTGCCTTCGAGCTCGCGCATCGCCTGCTCGAACTCGCGTTGCTGTGCCTCAGCCTCAGCAGTAACGATCCGGCTTTCGCTCACCGAATCAAGCAGGTCGTCCAGCCCCTGCTTGCCCTTGTCGAGTATCGGTGCGATGCGCAGCCAGTTGTCCCCGAACAGAGCGGCGCCCATCGCAGCCTTCTCGGCGGGGTCCTTCATGTTCCGGAACCGCTCGGCGACGTTCGCCATCGTCGCGGCGAGATCGACGCTGCCGTCTTTCGCCCGGGCTATCTCAACCCCGTACTTGCGGAACTTCTCGGGGGCGTCGCCTGCCTCTTCGCCCAGCGTTTTGAGGGCGTCGATCCCGTCGTCTGCTTCGATGCCGAACTGGCGGAACACCTCAGCGAACCGGGACGCCTCCTCGGTGCTCGTCCCTGCAGCGTCGGCGTACTGGCGTACCTGCGCCGTGTACTGCCCCCACTGCTGAATCCCGCCGACCAACACCCCACCGAGCGCAGCAAACCCCGCGCCAGCCGCTAGAAGCTTCGTGTCGACGTTGTCGAGATCCACGCCAAGAGCGTCAGCGGCCTCACCTATGGCCCCGAGATGTTCGCCAGCCTTGCCGCGCGCCAGCCCGTCGAACTTGCCGCCTGCCTCGTCTGCCTTGTCGCCCGCCTTGTCGATCTTGTCGGCAGCGTGATCAGCGTCCTTCGAAAGCTTCTCGACGGCGTCGCCAGCCTCTTTGGCGCCCTTCTTGAGGCCCTTCGCGTCGGCGGTGATATCGACCTGGATCTTCGGGTTAGCCACCAGGCATCACCCGATCCAGCACCCGCTGCAACTCATCCTCGAGAATCTTCGCCACCATGTCCACCGAATCGTTCGCCGCACGAGTGAGAAACGGGTTCGCCGCGATCTGTCCGCCCCGCCAGCCCCTCCGTCGGTTCGGGCGAGAGGGCCAGCCGTAGTGGATCGGCCCGGCATACGGCACCGACTTCAAACCGCCCGCGACGATGCTCGCCCCGGTGGTAGTGCCCTTCGCCTTGATCGACCCAGCCAAACGACCAGACCGGCGCGGCGCCTCGGTCTTCGCCGCCACCTCAACCACCCGGGCAGCCTGCCGGTACGCGCCCTTCAAGTCGGCTTGCATGCCCTTCTTCGCTGCGGCGTCCTCCACCTGACGGATCGCCTTACGCAGCTCCTTGGCCCCGGTGACCTTCACGACGAACGGCATCAGACGACCCCGAAGAGCTTGCCCGTATCCACGGCAGCCAGACGATCCCGGCGACGCCGCATTAGCTTGTTGCTCTCGACACGGCGCCAGAAGTTGGCCACGACAGTGACACCACCGCAGCGTCACCCACTGCCCCGCCGACCGCCGGGTAGTTCACCGGGACAACGGACCCCGTGTACTTCGGGTTGGTGACACCAACCGAAGCGGACGTGGGCCGCACTTCGAATGCCACGTTGGTGCCGGTGTTGAACATGCCCCACACCGCCTGATCCGTCGCCGACGCCGAGTTGGCGTAGTCCTGGTTCAGCTCGACGTTCAGGGTGCCCGACTTGAGGGCGATCTTGTACTCCCGCGCGCCGGACGACGCCATGTTCGTGAACTCGACCGGGTCTGCGTTCAGCTCGAGTGTCGCCGACCGCACGTAGCTGGTCAGGTCCACGCTGTTGATGCTCACGTATTCGGCGGTAACGACGAACGTTGCCACTTGTTTCTCCTTGCTATGAGATTCCGAGAGAGACGGCGAACGCCACCGTGGGGGTGGCGGACCCGCCGATCGTCCACGACACCCGCCAGTAGGTGTCGGTCACCGCCCCGTTGATGTAGGCGAACTGACCGGACCTGGTCGACGCTGTTGAGAACGTGATCCGGTCGGTGGCTGACGAGAACCCGCTGTTGTCGTCTGACTGCACTTTGACCGTCAGAGTCGGCGAGGTGCCCGACAGG